AGACGTCCACGAGTCCGGCAGGATGCTAGAAAACGGAATGTTACCGAGAAGTCCGCCAGTACCGCCACTGCTACTCCCCGAGCCGCCCGCAGCATACGCCACCCCGCCCGTGCCGAGCACCCCCGACACCACGCCCGCAATCTGAACCGTGATGGGCCGGGTGATGGCCATATGCATCAAATCGGCAAGGAACGACGCGAACACGGAACGGAATGAAGACAGGGACACCTTGCCCGTCTCGATCATCTGCTCCCATGCCGACTTCCAGCCGGAATCCATGCCGGAATAGAGCGAGGAAAAGGCTTCCTCAGCACCCTTCGCCGCGTCGGTCGCGTCGGCCCGGTACTGGAGAAATGTTCGTCGCGCACCGTCCGCCCAGTCATGGGACGCTTGAAGTTCTTTCAGTTCACGCCACTGGTTGATGTACTCCTGTGGAATCTCAAGCCGCTCAAGTTCCTTGACCTGCGCGGCGATGGCCTCGTTCTGGTACTTGAGCGAAAGGCCGTACTGCCCTGTCAGTTCCTCAAGTTCCTTGTAAAATTCGTACTTGTCGCGCGCTAGCTCAGCGAGACGTTTTTCTTCCTTTTCCTGCGCTTCCCTCAGCTTGAGGTCGCGCTGGAGACTGGCCTCGATCTGCTTTTGCTGCTTGATCTGGTTGGCCTGCTCAGTGCTGATGCCCTTCTTGCGAGCATAGTCCGCCGCCTGCTTGTCGATCTGCTTAAGCGTCGTCTCGTATTCGGCGGCAATCTTCGCCTGCTCGCGCGTGAAGATCTCGCCGGGCTTTGTGGCAAGCTGCGCGCGAAGCGACGCGATGGACGCCTCGATTTTACCGAGTTCGGCGTTGTAGGCATCGAGATTGCGCTGGGCCTGTTTAAGGCTATTGTCCTTTCTCTGGCCCTTTTTAAGAATACTGTCGATCTTCTGGTTCGTCGTCGTCAGCTGTGCGTTGAGGTAGTGCGCCTTCTCGTTTTGCTCCTGTTGCGTAAGCGAAGACGAACCAAGAAGGCCAAGTTGTTTTTCTAGTTCCGTTCTCTGTTGCCTGAGGGCTTCGAGCCTCCCTTCGTCGGTATGTTTCAGATAATCATTTTTCAGTTCCACAAGCTCCCTAATCTCTCTCTGGCGCTGTTTTTCCTCCATTTCGGCGGCGAGAACATTGGGAGACTTGTTGCGCTGGGCCTGCTCCTCCAAGTACCGGGTAACGACTTCGTGGACTTCACTGATACGAATATTGAACGTAATGCCATCACGTGCAGCGGCACGGGCGTTTTCAATAGCGGTGCGCAATAGATCAGTATAGTCACCGGATGCCTTGGCCTCCCGCTCGATTTTGTCCAGCTCGGCAATGAGTGCCCGCCAATCGCTGGTTTGCAACGCGGACGCCTTGGCTTCTTCAAGGGCCTGCTCAAATTGATTCAACTGTTCCATAGGGAGGGCTTCACCGAATCGCTCATACGCCGCAATGACATATTCATTGCCCGTATCCATTTTTTCAAGGCCATAAAAACCTTGTTCGGACAGCCGGGCGCGAATCCCTTCCTCAACGTTTTTAAGCTTTTCTTCCTGTTCTTCGAGCTTGGCGATGTAGTTAGCGAGTTCCTGCGCGGACATTTTGTGCGCGTTGGCGAGAGCTTTGGCGCTGGCGGCGGCAGTCTCCTGAGCACCGTCAAGTATCTTGAGTTTTTCAGCCTCTGCCCCATATTCGCCGACGAGATAACTCACGACGGCGGCAACGGTGCCAAGTACGGCGGCAAAAGCGAGTACGGGGTGCGCAATCATAGCCGCCCTGAGCGCGATCATGGCCTTCTGAATGCCCATGACGCCCCCGGCAAACGTCAGCGCGGCGTTGACGTCCAATGCCCCCTTGAACAACGCCAGAAGGGGGAGGCACGTTTTGAGCGCGGCAGCCAGTACAGCCACGCCAGCGGATACCCCCGCACCGACGGCAAGCGCCTTGAAAAGGCCGCTGTACTCACTCAGGGCATCAAAGAGAGCTTGCAAACCTTCCACGGCCACACGCAGGGCGTTGATGCCCGCAACGGCGGTATCTGAATCCACAAATGACGCCTTTAACCTCTCCCACTCCGTAGAAAGCCGATTGAGAGAACCCTGCATCCCCTTCGCGGCCTCTTCTGCGGCAGCGCCGTATTCGTCTTTGAGCACCTTGGCGAGCTTAGGGAGGAGTTCTTCCGCTGTGAGCTTTCCATCCGCCATAAACTTGTCGAGGGCGGCGGTGGTCATACCCATGGCTTTCGCAGCAAGTTGAAATGCACCGGGGAGACGTTCGCCCAACTGTCCGCGCAGCTCCTCAGCCTGTACCTTCCCTTTGCTGATCATCTGTCCGAGAGCAATAAAGGCACCATGCATGGACAAAGAAAGAGCGGTTCCGGCTGAGGATACTGCCTCAAAAATCGAATTCAGATCTTTTTCGAGAGTGGACCCCCTCCCCGCAGCAAAGAACGTCTTCGCGCCTTCGGCGGTAGACTGAAACTGCAACCCCAAGCGGCCACTGACGTCATAGAGATAGGAAAGCTGCTGCTGTGCGGCGGACGCGGAACCGTAGATACTCGTATACGACTTATCGAGGCGATCCATTTGCAGCGCCGCGTCAAGACAAGCCTTACCGCCGAAAGCGACGGCGGCTGCCCATGCGAGAATGGCGACCTTTGCGGAACTGAACTTGTTCCCAAGCGTCGCCAGCGCCCTGCGCATATCCCCCATCTCCGCGCGGAGTCTGGCAAGTTGCAAAGTGGAAAGGTTGGCGTCCTGCGCAAGCTGGCGAAAAGCCCGCTCGCGTTCCACTTCGCGCATCATGCGGGCGAGGTTTTGCATATGCCGGGACGAGACTTTGCACTTGGCGGCAAGCTCGTCCAGTCCGGCTATGGGCTTTTCGAGCTTGGCGGAGCCGATGTATTGAGCCGCTTCGCCAAGCCCTTTGCCGACTTTCCTGATGGACGCTTCAACGACGGCAAGATCGCGGGCCGCTTCCTGCGTGCCGTCCGCCCGTACCTCAATTCCTACCGTCGTCGTGTCGTTCATGGCTTGCCCTTGGTGTTCTTGTTGCGCTTTTCTGTTTCAGCGGCATGGGCGGACAAAAAGGCCGTGTCCATGCTGCGCAAAGTGAGGATTTCGTAAGGAGTGAGTGGCGTGGAGGTGAGCCGGGCCCATGCTTCCATGTCGGACCACGAAAGTGCCGTGGGGCCGAAGCCGGAATTGATGCGCCCACCGGAAAGCTCCTGAAAATAAAACCAGAGATACAGCCCGTCTTCGGGAATCGGTATTTCCTCATCAAGAGAGGTTTCGGAAACGCCCAGTTCTTCCGGCGTCTTCCCGGTCTGCTTGCAAACTTCGAGGATATGATCGCGCTGCGTTGTGCCGTCCGCTCCGGGCATAATCCGGGGCACCCACAAGCGGGCGGCTTCGCACAGCGCCTTGGTCAGTCCTGCAAGTAGGCCGAACGGTCGGAAATGAAGGTTTCCACTTGCTCACGCAGCCACGGGAACCGGGTGTACAGCCTGATCGCATTGTCCCGGCTGCACGGGAGGGGCGCGCCGTCAACAATGACGCCCTTCCAGCTCAGGGTGCAGACGGCGAGCACTTCGATGCTCTCGGCGTCCGCAACCTCCGGGTCGAACATCTGGCTGCGGAATCCTTTGGCCTTGTTCACGCGGCGTTTGGTGATCGTGGCCGACGCCTTGCGGTGGACGGCGGAATCAGCCCCGGCAAGCGTGATGAACACGCCCACACCATCACCCGTGAGCGGGTCCACAACTTTCAGTTCCGCCCCCTCTTCGGCCTTTGCAGCGGAATCTCGGGTGGCAAAATCAAAGACGGAAGAAGCGGTTTCCGGGGTTTCGACAAAATCTTTCTCAGCGGCCTTGGTCATGGCTTTATCCTTATGGTGGTTGAGGTTATGCACCGGGATCAGCGGGCACAGTCCGGGTGATCTGAAAGTTGGTGCCGAGGGTCGCGTCAAGCGCGGCGGACCACGGCACATTCAGGGAAATCGGGCCTTCGGACTGTACGGAGTCCTCCGCGCCCGTGAAGGTGACGTTGGGGATAAGGAACGTATACGAATAGTCGCCGCGCTGCAGGATGAATTCGAGCTTCACCCGTGCGTCATTGATGAAGTCGTCCGCCAGATTGCCGTCGGTATAGAAGGCACTCAGGGTGCCCGAAAGGGTGCTCCTGCCCAGACTGACGGCACTGGCGGAACGGGAAAAAATCCCGTACTGCGGCTCAACCCCATTGGCGAGGGTCAGATCGATTCCCGTCACGACGGCTATTTCCTGCCCATCAAGTTTGAGCGCACCCTTGAAGCTGTCGAACGGCACAGGGTCTTGCGAGGGCTTGGGAGACGCCGAAAGAGGATTGCCCCCTCTGACCCCGCTCAGGCCGACCACGGAGAACGCCCCGGTGAGCATGGCATTCGGCTTGATCGAGAGCGTGAATTGGTCGATGAAGCAGCCCGTATAGCTCGCATACTCGTTGATGTTCTTAAACGCCCGCTCGAACGTAAAGGAATGTTCCGCCGTTCCCACCTTCAACACGTTTTCCGTCCAGTTCCCCCCGAGAGCCGCCTCAAGGAGCGGATCGTACTCGACCGCCCCGAACTCGAAGTCAATGTTGCCGCCGACCTTATCAACGCCCGTCCGGTTAAAAGGGATCTGGCGGTCGGAACGGAGGGCGTTCGACGTGAAAGTGTCGCGGGTGAGCCCCAAAGAGCAACCCGTGTGCGCCAGTTCGATCATAACCGGAGAGGCGGGCGTAACCCCCGGCGTGGCTTCCTTCACATACCGGAGGCCGTGATTGGCTCCGCTCGCGATAGTGTACATGGTGGTATCCTTTAGGCTTGGAAGGCGTAAAAGCCTACGTTGACCACGGCCTCGGTGCGCTTGCCGTCGCACGAGGGCGCAGATTTGCGGGGTGTGGTGATGGTGGCGGTGCCGGAATCAAAACGGATATCGTCCCCGCGCGGGAAGTAGCGGGCCACCTGCCCGGCAAGGGTGGAGGCAAGGGAATCCTCGCCCGCCTTCACGACGACCTTGATTTCAATGTGTCCGTCGAGCTTGGTGAGGCCGTTCGCGCCGAGCGTCGCCACCCGCTGGCCTTCAAGGACAATCCGGGCCCGAAGGTGCGAGGCGTGGGGCGGAACGAACGGTTCCCCCTCCCATCCGAGCGGAAGGGCAAGGACGCGGGCCGCGAGACGGACCCGCTCTTTCAGCTCGTCATACAGTGACGCCATCGTTTACCCCTTCGGTGAAGACAAGAGACTGCCGCCAGACGACGGACCAGACACAGATCCCGTTCCCGGCAAGCTCCTCATCCGTGACGGCCTCAAGGCTTCTCACCACGGCGGGGCTTACTCCCGGCAAGCCGAACGTGGCCCCGTGGACGGCAAGGGCGGTCTTCTCGGCAACATCCAGCGCGTCCTGTTCCGCATATTCGGCCCCGGCTACGTTATTAGAGACGACGAGCGCCCCGAACGTCCCCATCACGTCGAAATCCAGCGAATCCCCTTGTGCATCGTTGTCCGCCGCGACCGCCGCGACGAGCACGGACACCCCCGGCGGCAAGCCTTTCCCGGCTACGGCGTCGAGTGTGATTTCGCCCGAGAACGCCTCAACGCGGGAGATATCCGGGTGGACGGTTCGCAGGAGCGCGACGGCGGCGTCACGTACTTCGGTCAGGCTAGGCATGGTCAAGCTCCAGATGTCTTTTTACGATGCCCACGATCGCCCTCTGCCAGTCG